TTTCTTGAAAGAAGGGTTAAATTCGTATTAGGAATATTGATTGATGCTGTTGTGGCATCGTCATGAGAAGATCCATTCCTGTATGTTTCAAGATCATTACTTGCCCGTCTTGTAACCATACTAAAACCTAAACTATTTGCAACGGCAGCGGTAGCTCCTGCTGTTGCTGCATTTAATCTTCCCTGAAAACTTCCTGAATTTCTTGGATATAAAGCTATAATAGGATATGTACTCTCAATAGCCCCTACTAAAACTGTAGTCTCGTTTTTATTTAATAAAGCGTATGCTGCAACTGTGCAATCATCTTTTGCATAAAGCGTACCTTCCGTTGACGGATTCCAATTTGTAGATATACTTCCAGCTATACCATCTCCTGTAAATCCATGATATGCCTCAAAGGTAACGGTTGCGGCAGCTATTGTTAAATTATCATCACCAGTCGGAGCTATCCAATTTAAATAAGCATTTGTCAACCTGCCATTAGCAGGCACATAAAACACATCCCATTGCGTTGACCAAAACCCACCAGCAACTAAAGCGACTACCATTGTGTTTTGGAATACAGCAGTGTCAGCAGCAGGAGGATTGGTCATTGCATCATAGACTGCTTGATATTCCGCAGAATAACCACCACTCACAACACCCTGACTAATGACACCCTCTAACTGAGCATTAGCTGTTAATGTCAGTAGTAATCCTAATAATATAGTAGTTAATCTTTTCATTAGTCTGTAAGCCCTCCTGCGACCCATAGATCAGTAGCTACCTTTAATATAAATGCTGATCTGTATTGTGTATTAATACAAAGAGAATCTAACTCAAACCTAAGTCCGACCCCTGCTCCTGCTGCAAATGCTGTTGGGCCAGCTCCCCATTGTCTTGCAAATATCGTAGTACCAATAGGAAAAGCCACATCTGCATAAGGAGGTATTGTAAATGTTTTCTTTGTTGCTGCATTCATTATTAACCAATTACCAGCATCGGCAAGTATTAAAGTATAATTGTCAGTTTTATAGGTTGTGTCTCTGATTTGCATAACATAATAAGAATCACCATCTAATGCACCGTCAAGAACAGCTATCTCAGTACTACTGACATCACCTATTGATGTAGCAGTTGGAAGAACTACTGTTCCTGTAAAGGTAGGACTAGCTAACGTTGAATAATCCTGAAACAAATTAGTTTTTGAAATATGCTTTAACAAGTTACCACTTGTCCCTTCTCTAACAAACATTAATGAACCCCCTACTGCTGAAGTAGATGTTCCTAATGCTGTAATCTTTTGTGCATATAATCCTGAACTCATCAAAACCATTGCAAATATTAAAATTAATTTTTTCATGTCATTATTCATTTAGTATATAACTTCCATCTGCATTTAATAAAGGACTTCCATCTGCATTTAATAAGGCATTAGCAGGAACATCACTAGAAGCAACAATATAACCTGTTACCGCCTCCGCTATGGGATCTAGTATATCTTGGCCTATATCGTATATTAGTATCATATCTTATATCTCTTGTATCTTTAGCCAAATAACTAAATTATCAACCCCATCACTTTCACTTTTACTCGATGCCTTTATCTGAGTCCCTGCATTAAATACATAATCTGTTCCAGATGGAAAACTAAAAGACACTGATTTTTTAATACCCTCAACTTGAAAATCATCAAAGTAATTAGTCCCATCGGCTGTAAGTCGTACTCTGTAATACTCTTCTGTCCCTAAGTTAACATTAACACCTACTATCCTGAACGGCTTTGTGCTTGTTGCGGCTGCACGTACCTCTACGTCAGCGGCAGTCCATGTATCTGCCCCATCACCAGTATTCACCGATACACCTGTAAAGTCATCAGGTTCTTGAGATATAGGCGAGGCAGCTTCTATATTTCTAAATGAGCTACCACCTACCTCGTCATCAAAGTTCAGATCATTCCCTGTAAAGTTTATGTTCTCAAATAGCATCCCTGTTCCTGCATCTATATTTACCCCAATAGTATTTGAACAAAATTCTACGTTACCTAATTTATTTAAAGCGGAGCTCGCCCCTACCTGTTGCACACCACTGGAACAAAAACCTACTCTTAAATCTTTAAGCTCGGCACACTCAGCGTTATCAAGTAATATACCTGTCATATATGTTCCTGTAGCCTCTCCTTTTATATCGCAGTTACGTATCTTACCATTCTTTAGTGATGTAGCACCATCGACATGAATCGCAGTAGCTGATGCAGCAACCGTAAGATCCTCCCCTACAAACATACAGTTATCAATCCTGAACCCTCCCTTAGTCATTATAACACCATTAACCCCATGATCACCTGCACCAAGGTTAATATTAATATCTTGTAGTGAGGCATACCCGGTGAACTTAAATATTGATGTAGCATCATCATGAGTGTTCTTTATCTTAACCCAATTCCTATGCGAGCCTTTAATGATATAGTTACCTGACCATGTAGGATCACCGGTTCTATTGATATCATAATTGTTAGGTCCAGTATTTATTGCAACAAGTATCTGTGTGCACTCATTTATATCTGTGCTAGCGGCATCCAGGGCATCCTCTATGCCTGTATAAGCTGTATGCCATGTCTTACCGTCTGTACCATCTCCATTTGGGGAAACAAATAATGTAGCAGTTACAGCACGTCCTATTAATCCCCCACCTAACACATCTGATTGCACTCCTAATAATCCTTTAAGATATGCTATCAAAGATGCATCATCACTATTTGTACTAATAGCAGCGTCAGCCTTTGTTCCCACAACGTCGTAAATCTGAGCATCGTCAGACCCATCTACTGTTGGTTTTAACTCTACTGAAGCCTCTCTTAATGATGTCCTGCTCATAACCTATAAGTTTAAATCTATAAAGTCTCCTGAATCATCTGTTAAAATAAACCCGTCATCGTCATAAAGTACAGAAGCAATTAATAACTCACCCAATACTCCACAAGCCACGTCAGCCACTACGGAATAAACCTTGATATTTATATCCGTTTCTACCATTACCAATCAAATCCAAATATTACACTCCCACTGGTAAATCCATCCTCTAATACACCTGCTCTGTATATTATAGCAGACCCATTGTCATTAAGACGCAAACGATTTCCTATGGCAAGTGTTGAGCCGTCCAAAGGCACATAAGTCTGCCAACGAGCGTCACCCGTACATTTATATTGGAGAACTACAGTTACAACTGAATCATCAATAGACCCCGTATCCGCCTCCTCACGAATAGAAAAGAATACCCTGTCAATACCCTTATCCTCTTTCAAGTCTCTCATATTAACTTCACCGCCAAAGAATCCACCGCCATAAACAGCAGTGTCTACCATTACATATTCTCTGTACTCGTCTGAAACCGTAACTACATTTGCCATGACTATATGTTTTATTTATATATTACTACTCGTCTTTTGTTTTTACACTTATTAAACTAACATTGACAGCTTTTAAACCTCGTTTTCCTTCCTCAACCTCATACTCAACAAAATCATCTGTTTTTACCGGTCTTAAAGTTCCCGTAACATGAAAAAAGATATCTTTATCCGTTGCATCCTCTGTAATAAAGCCATAAGATTTTTGCTCATTAAAAAACTTTACCTTACCTGTTTTTGTTTCCATCACAATAAATTATTAATTATTAAATACATCTTGCCTCTTTCTTACCTATTACTTTGCCAAAAGCCCCTGATGCAGCATCCACCTGATCCTTGTAAGTACTATAAGGAAAGAACCGGTGTTCCTCAACAAACTCCCGGTTCCATTCCCCTAATAGCAACTGCACATTACCTCCATTAACCTGCACGGAATAGGGGTCAGCACGAAACTCTTTATTGCCGGTAGGTCTCTCGGCATATACCGAATATCCAGCCAGTGTCCGGATAGTACCTTCTGCACTTTCCTTTCCACCTGAGCCTGGTTCCTGTTCTACCCAAACAATAACCCCCTTACCATCTCCTTCTGCAGTCTCCCTTATTATATTTTCACGTTCTCTTGTGCCCCATCTACCCCTCTTTACATCTAATATCACCCAGTTACCGCTAGTTATCTGGCACATTTTCACTCCTACTGTGTATGCCCCTCTTCCTCCTTCTGTGCCTGCCTTATCCCAATACCGTACTGTATGTGTTATATGATTTAACTGTGGGGCAACTTCTGCCCTTCCAAAATGATCTACCTTAAACATACCCCCGCCCGCGGGTGTGGGATCCTGCCCGATCTGACCGGCAAACCCATATTGCCCCAGGTCAGCCTCAAGGTCTCTCAAAGTGTCCCATGACATCCTGCTAGGATCCATCAAACCATCTTTATAATATTTTATAAGGTCCGGTGGTTTTAATTGCTTCTTATAATTACGAATTTCTCCGGGAAGGGAAATGTGTTTTAAGTTTGCTTTTTGTTTTGACAGCCAGTGACCGGAAGGGTCATCCTGATGTAATCGCTGCATTATTAATATGGTAGGTGTGTTTGCTTTATTTGTTTTCCTTGAAGGCAGTGTCTGTTCCATCCATTGATTTGCATTGGCCAGCTCAACATCTGATGCAGCCTGCGTTGGATTAATAGGATCATCCACTACAAGAATATCCCCGTGAAACCCCATCAGTGTACCTCCCACCGATGTTGTGTACCTCTGGCCCCCTATAACGGCCTGCGAGGGAATCCTACCGGGATGAGTACTAGGGTTATTTTTTACTATTTTATAATTACTTTTTGTGTCTTTATCATCCTTAATAACAATATCAGGGTATATTTCCCTGAAATTATGGCTTTTTAACAAGTCTCTACAATAATCGGCTGATTCTAAAGAAAGCTGTTGTGAATATGAAGCTGTAATAAACCTCATCCACGGCCATTTCGTCCAACACCATGCAGGAAACATAATACTACAGGTAATAGTTTTTGTACTGCCTGGGGGGACATTAATAATTAAATCGTTTTCTCTTGGAAGTTTACGTCCTACGCGACTTGCAACTTCTTCAAGTTGTGCACATAAATATTCAATATGCCAGTTAGGTTGAAAATCATGAGGACTCACAATAGGCCAAAAATATTGAAGAAAGTGGTAGAGGGAGCGATTATTCAGTTCCCTGATAATAGCTTTAGGATTTAATATTGCCTCCAAAGAAAACTCTTTCTTAGGGGGGACTGTCCTGGTAAGCGTTTCAGTTTTCTCCAATTACGCCTTCATTTAATGATTTTTGAGTTAAGCCAATCTTTTTCATAATCTGCAATTCCTCTATAGAATATTGTGTGAGATCAATTGCCGATATACTGATATTCTGATTATTAGTAATCTCCATTTTCTGAACATCTGCCCATTGCCCTCTTTGCCTGAGTGATAATATCTTCATACAGGCCCATGAATCCGGAGGATGATGTTTTAATATCTTCTCAACAATAATTTTTCCCATGTACATAAATGCCTTTTCTTCATACGAATCATACCCACAAGCTTTCTTATACAAACTGGCTACGACATGTGAATCAGCTTCTACCCTTCCCTCATTAAGAGCTGTCTCAAAATCCGGATAAATGCTCTTCCACCTGGTAAACGTCTCAAGGGCAATCAACATCACACCGGCAATAACCTTCTCGGTAAGTCCTAAGAGTGCAAGACGGTAAACCTGCTCACACCTGTTCGGGGTATATTTACTCCTTTTGTCGGGAACCATGAGAATTTCTTTAAATTCTCTACAAAGATATAACTTTTATTTCGAACTAACCTAACATAATACCAATTATTTTACAATTATTTCATGTTTTATGTAACATATTCTCAGCAACACTGGAATCAGTTTTGCTTAAACCACCATTAAATGCCAACTCTGAAAAAACAGGTTTGTATAAATTCAAAATTTTTAAAATTTTTTAGCAGTCCGTTGTTGCCCTTAGTAGTCCCAAAATGGTTTTTTGCAGAAATAAATTTCTGAGTGTGTAGCGATGGGCGCGAGGAACACCTCCTTTCTCTATCTGCCAACGACCACGCACCCAAGTAGTTAGCTCCTCCCCTCTCAACTATATTTGTAGTTTATAATCCAGCAACACTGGGGACAGTTTTGCTTAACAGCCCATGTAATGGGCATTTGCAACATTCAGGTTTGCCCCTCTCACCTCTCCCCTATCATCATACCGGTTCCCTGGTGCCTGGTTAGTGTATCATTGTGACTTGTCGTTTACGACGTTTCACACCTGAGATCCTTTGTTAATTACTATGACAGTTTATTCAGTTGCAATTGTTTCATATCAATTTCGAATTAGGGTATTTGGTGCCGTCGCGGGATCCCTTTACTTATATTACTCTATTAGACTACATTACTACTTTACTACCTGGGTACCTTATCTGGGTCTTATTACTAGTATACCCTT